ATGAAACAATTAGACATATTTGCAGGCATAACAAATCGAATTACTTCTTTTTTTTCCTTGGTCGGAGTAGCACCGAGCATGAAGAACATACTTAGTGCTAAGATTGCAGTCTTGTATATCATAAAACCCTCTCTATAGGGTTGTCAACTATTATTTAAGGACCAACAGAAAATTCTGTACTTCTTTTAGTAATAGAAGGAAGTCTTCTAAAGTCTCCAGCATCTATTCTCTTCCTTAATATTTCAGCTTGTTTTTTATATTTATTGTAATCTTGTATAGGAAGTTCCGATTGTAAGTTTTCTCTTGAAAGGGTATTTTTGCTCATAGGTTCTAAACCTAAAAGCATCCAGTTTAGATGTAACCTTCTTAAAGAAGAAATCTTCTCTCCGTATGGATTTGATGCTCTAACAAGTTTATCCATGTAATTAGAACTTTCTGGATTTAAAAACAAATCTTTTAAAGCGTCATTCCATTTATCGGTTGACATTCTCCTAAACAAAGAACTTATCATTCTTGCCACAACAATTCTTGCTGGTAAAAACCTAGAATATAAAGTCCAAACTTGGTTGGATATAGAAGGAAAACTTTGCCCCATAAACTGTTCAAACTGCTTAAATCTATCGTCTGGGCTACCTGATGCGCTTGGAATGTACGATCCTTCGTGTATGATTCTAGCAGACAAAATCCTTTCCATTCTTTCTAAATGGTCTATGCCACCCTTGTAAACATATCCACTCTTAGTCCACACCATTTTTCCTTCACTAGGAGCAAAAAGAAGAGAAAGAGCATTTTTATTGTCTTTTAAAAATCCACCCATTTGAGGAGTGTCTAGCTTCATCGCAAAATTCCATACGGATTCTTTAACTCCCTCTAAAGCTGCCTCGTTTCCTTTTACTATAGATAAAACAGAACGCATTTTATTTCCGGAAGGGTCTTTTACAGCATCTATTATTTCTTTTACTGGTTGTAAACTATGTATGCTACCATACGAATGAAAAGCCTTTAACATAGCATTATTGTTAATTACTTCTTTCCTGTTTTTAAAAACTCGCATTCTTTGTTGCAAACCTAGCATTACATCAATTTCATCTCTGAGAAACTTTTCAGGGTCAATATCCATAGCTAAAAGTTTTTCGTAGTTTCTACTATTATTTGCCGACATCCATTTCTCAAATCTATCGGGATCGAGAACTCTAAGTGATTGTCCTTTTTTATTTGTTCCCATTTTGATAGTAGCGTTATGCCAAATATCATCCATAAGTGCTGCTTGTAAGTGAGGTCTTCCTTCTGGATAAACACGAAGGAATTGTACGATGTTTCCTGAACCAGAACCAGAACCAGCACCCCAATAAGCGGTAGCTATTCTTTCGTTTGGCATTATATGAAAACCTTGCTTGTTCACCTTCCTCATTCTCAAAGGAATACCTGTTCTCCATTTATCAAGATAATCTTTTTTGAAAAATTCCCTGTAAGCAAGTTCTCTTTCTAGCAAACTTGGGTTTTGGGCAGTTTTTGTATCTAAATCCCAAAACAACCCTTTTTGAGGAAATTTTTCGTCTACTTCCATTCCTGTTAGCCTTCCTTCACTGTCTTTCAGCTCTTTCATTACATACCTTTGTCCATGTTTATCCATTTTTTTTGCAAGTTTTGGATTTATAGTACCGAAATCTTTTCCTAAAAAAAGATCACCTTCTATTTGTCTATGAACATCTGACAGCAAATCTTCTAACGATTTTTTCATGTTGGATAGTGACATTATGGCATTAGCATTTTCTCCGCCACTGGCCAAACTTGGTATAAGCCTGGATTGTCTCCTACCTATATCGTGAAATAAACTTCTTATAGCCTTTAACCCTTGATCACCTTCTATCAAACCTTTTATATGACTTATATCCATTAAATCTGCTGGAGCAAGTGCTGCTACGGGATTATAGTATCTCATGTATTCATTGTATTCTTGTGCTACTTTAATAATCCTATCTTGAGTGGCTTTACGTAATGGAATCGGAGTATTAAGTCCAAGACCTTCTGCTGTTTCTTCCATAATCATCGAATCTTGATCGTGTATGTTTTCAAAATCTGATCTTATTTTTCTACCTTCTTCAGATTTTCTTCTTAATGGCTTCATAGGAGTTTTTATTTTTTTTGTTGATACTCTTCTGCTTTTAAGATATCCAGACGCATCTACAGCATCATCAAAAACTCTAACGGAAACAGGTTTAACTCCTACATCTAACATTTTTCTGGTTGTAACTTCTTCTAACTCTTCTATTTTGTTTACTATACGATTCCTCACTCCTTTAGCAACAGGACCAACATTGTCAGATACTATATCTACTTGAGAGGCAAAATTTCTATCATTACTGTATACTTTTAATAGTTCTAAAGTTTCTTCGTTTTTGTTGTACCTTATTTGCATAGCTTTTATATCATCTGGAGTAAAAGGAATAGATTGAAAAAGTGCCTGTACTCTTTTATCTTGTGAACTGTAAGCAGCCATATCAAAATCCAAACCTAATTCTGCCTGCATTTCTTTAAATGCGTTCCATTTTGCTATAGTTTTTTTTCCGCCAGGAAGGTTTGGATCGATTAAAGTTGGATCAATTTGTTTTAAAGCCGCTTCCATGTTTTCATCTAGCATTTTTTCAGCAGTATCTTTTCCTATATTAAATACTTTTTTTCCTATCCTAAGAGGAGTAGGAACATACTTCAACGCCATTAATCCTGCCGGTCCTAGAAACTGACCTGTTATCTCTGCTGCTAAACTATCTGGATATAATTCCCTACCAGTTTGTGCACCAGCACCGGCAGCAGTTAAAGCAAGTCCTTCCCTACGAAGAGTTCCCATAGGGTCAGCACCTACTCTTTCCAAATATCCTGTACTAGCCTGTCTTAACTTTCCACCCATGGTTGTAGCTGGCACTCTAGCAACTCCTCTTTGTAAAGGAGGATCAGTCAACATCTTCCTACCTAACTCTCTCGTTCTTTTTAAAGTACCTGTATATGGTCTTCTTGCTATTTTACTTACTCCAGCTAACCTAGCAGCCCTCGCACCCATTCCAAATATAGGTATAGCAAGAGGAATAGCGTACCCAAACTCTTCGGCTATTCTTCTTACATATCTTTCGGTAGTTGTTCTTGCCTGTATTTCAGGTCTTGCACCTAGATATGTTAAAGCACTTTTAATACTTTCCGATCCTAAAAATTGGTCATTTCCAATATCGAAACCCCCTTTACGCAACAAAGCAGCCACAAGATCAGATGGCAATCCTACCATTCCGGCAACACCATCAGAAATTCCTTGCGCAGTAAGAGCTAAACCTCTTCCTAGGGTTGTTTTTGGAGCCTCATATTGAGATGCAGCTATATCTGCCTCTATAAAAGCCCTGTCTTTTGCCGAAAAGTCTGCTAAATTTAATTGTGCCATTTGTTATTCCTCATCTAATTTTCAGTCAAATCGAAAATTTCGTATCGTTGTTTCTCCATGCGTTCTTTTCTTGAAAGTAAACCAATTCCTGTTCGTTTTCTTATTGATATTCCTTTTCTTTTCATAATTGCTTCAGTATCTTTTCTTCTTTTTCTGTTCTCTTTAGTGTCTGGAACATCATGATATGCATATCTCCATCCCGATCTAGACCATTGTTTATAGGGTACGGATATCATCGGTTTTCTAAATTTAGTTATTATTCTCTTTCCTGATCGTGATTGACGCTCAACACTATAAGGGATACCTTTCATAAATGCTTCTTCTTCTTTATACCCTGGAGTAGCTTTTATTTTCGCCATTTTTTGATGTCTTATGATTCGTTCTTTTGCTTCTTTAGTTGCGATAACAAATCCATCTCGATAACAAGTAGCATATTCGCCACCTGATTCTACTATATCGCCTTTTTTAAAACCCCTTCCATCAGGTGTAGTACCACAAGCATTATCATAATTTTTTAACAATCTTACTTTTTCTTCTTTTTCAAATTTTTCTACACGAAGTTCCTTAGATATATCTCCTAAATTCGCAAGAAATCCTTTAGCCCTGTCTCTTATTCCAATCGCTTTGTTTTGATCGGTAAAAGATATATCTCCAATTTGTCTTGCCCTTCTATTATGAATTTCTTCTGATTGTAATTGAATAGCTTCTAAAAATTTCATTCTCCAAGCATCATTTCCTAACATACTGTCTATAGAACCACCAAACTGAGCCATAAACTCTTTCCATTCTGCTGACAATCTAGTTCCCCTACCTCTATCGTCTTGTACTAAAGTTTGGTATTGGGTAGCGAGTGATCTTATCCTAGCTATCAGAGAAGTTTGATCTCCGCCAGTCCAATCTCCTCCAACAAAAGTTCCAAGAATTTTCTTTGCAAAAAGCGCAACTCTGGAAGGAGCACCTATAGATTGGGACCAATATGTTTTTTTAGATTTTTTGAGCAAATCTGCGACACTTTCAAACTTAGTTAATTTGGAACTAACACCAAAATTCTTTTTAATAAACTCCTTATCTTTGCTCATATCTGACTTTAATACTTTAGCAGCAGGATAAAAATCACTTCCACTAACAATATTATTAGTATCGTATGCTGCTTTTACTGGGTCTTTTCTTCTGCTTTCAAAACCTAAACCGCCAAAATTTTTCGCTATAAGGTTGCCACCCATGTATGCGTTGCCTTCAGGAGAAACATAAATAGGCTGAAAACTTCCTCCCCTTTCATCGGTTATAATAGTCCATCCAGTTTTTTTGTAGGGTTCGTGTTTCAAACTTTTAACAGAAGCGGCAGCTATCATAAGTTTTCTTAAATTATCTAATGGACTTCCTGGTTTTGCATTTGGAAACCAATTTAATTTTTTCGCCCTATCTACAATTAGTTCTGTTGCAGTTGGCGCTTTAGGAGTTTTGAATGCTTGTTTGGTAAGTTGAGCAGATATGTCTTTTCCTTCTACATACTGCATCGCCCTATGTGGAATGTTATCAATTTTCCTTTGTAGTTCATTTACTTTATTCCTATAAGGAATACCAAGGGTAGCCTGTCCTTGGAGTTTAGCATTTTGAAGCCTAGTTTTTGCTTCTTGTGAAATTCTGTTTTGTAGACCTTGGATTTGTTCAGGCGAAAGATTTTTTTGTTTAAACTTCCAGTCATAAGGAGAAGTAGATTTTACATTAAACTGATTTACCCCTTGTGAGGCTTTAAGAGCATCCTGTTGTATTTCTTTTCCCTTACTTCCCATATAATTAGAAAAATCTTTTCGGAAGTTTTGTTTCGCTTGTTCCTGTTGTCTTCTTAATTTTACTTTTTCTTCGTATAGGTTTCTTAAATTATCTTCCCTGATTGTTTTTTCCTCTGCTTCTGTTGCTTTTCTTGCAGCCGCTTCTTCGCTTATTTTCAAAGCTCTTTCTGCTCTATCTTCAGCCTTAGCTTCCTTTGCTTTTAATTCTCTTTGAGCAAAACCTGCTTCAAGACCCTCTAACGCACCTACTAAATATGGAGATACCATAGTTTACTCCTGTTCGTCTTCAATAAATTTAGCTTTTTCTAATATTTCTTCTAAAGAAATTACCTGAGTAGTTAAACCAGGAGCCTTTTTCCATGCTAAAGGCACTTTTTGGTATAATTGTTTTGCCTGTTCTTTCAATGCCATTATTTGATCTTGCACAGTGTCAATTTCATCTGCTTCTCGATGTTCTATATCTTTTATTCTCTTATTTATTGTATGTATTTGACGGATGGCAGGATTTTCTTCAAAAAATTTATTGGTATATTTGGATACCTCATCTTCAGTTTGTTCCCTAGACATCTCTCCTCTTAAACCAGCCATAAATATTGGTTTCAAATCTGGAATTAGTTCGCTATATACTTGCTGTTTTCCTAACCATTTCTGACTTGTATTTTGAACATCAGGATCAGAATGTTTGTAATCAACACCAGCTTCTCTACCAAAGTCTTGTCCACGTTTTGATAGAGAGTCTCCACCCATTACTGACCTTCTAGGGTCTTCTAAATATATTTTACCTAAACCAGTAAGCTGATCTGTCACCGTAAAGTGTCCGCTAGCTTCATCAAGAGCAGGGGAACGTCTTTTGTTTCCTACTCCCCATAAACCGCCAGGAACAAAGTTAAACGGAGAACTACCAGATAAATTTCTCATTTCTTCTGCTTCAGCTTTAGCCCTAGATTTTTTCTTTTCCATACTTCCGATACTAGCAAGAATCATTGGAATGGCAACAGTTGCTGCTCCAATAAAGCTTGGTGCTGCAGTTGCTGCGGTAGCTGCAGTTTTGGCAGTAGTTGCAGCTTTTATAGTTGCACCCTTTGCAATAGCAGCATTGTATGCAGCAGTTCCAGCAGCTTGTCCAGCAGCTGATGTAGTAGCTGCTTTTAAAGCAGCGTCAGCTGTCCAAGCAATATCAGGAAGTGTTCCTTTAGCTAATGCACCTACTGTAGTTTTTAAACTAGGTAACGAAGAAGCAAGAATTTTTTGTCCTGCAAATTGCATTGGGTTTTTGGCAATATTTTTTAAACCACCTGTTGCTGCAGTTAATGCGAGACTTCCGACTGTTGAGGGGGATACAACGCCTCCAAGTGCTTCGCTTACTGCTTTTGTTGCCTGTCCACCTAATCCTTTTATTCCACTAGTTATTCCACTATATGCACCACCTGTGGCAGTGTCTAATGCTTTTGTAGTTAAATCGCTTACAGCTTTTTTTGCACCACCAACTGCTTTCATTCCAGCATCTAACGCTTGGAATGGCAATTTTGCTACACTCCCTAATGTTCCCAATATATCCGTTTCACCTTCTGTAACAGGTGTATTTTTCATAAGGGCATCAGTTCCTAACATAGCTGTTAAGTTTGGATCATCTAATGGATTTGCAAATGTTTTTCCTTCTGCTGCCTGAAATCCTTGTTCCATCGCTTTTCTCGTTGCCTCTGACACATCTGTACTAGGAGTACCAGAGGCTTTAGAAAAATCGAAATAATCCTCTTCAAACAAATCAGGTCCTAAAAAGTTGTCAAAATCGACATCATATACATCAGGATTCAGGGTTCGATTAAGGAAGGGTGTAACTTCTGTTTCAAATCCGGAATATGTTGGTGCAGGTGTTCCCCAACCTTGAGCAGAAATATCTGGATTAATAATTGTAGGTGCTGGCGTAAATGTTCGTAGCCCTGTTTCAAGATAAGGGGGAGGTGAAACTCCTGATGGAGTAGGCGCATATGAAAAAGTTGAAGGACTCGGTGTTGTTTGAGCAAAAGGAGTAAATTCAGTTCCCATTTGTTGTACTTGATCAATCGGCATTGTCATATCAGATTCAATCATACCTGTTCCAAATGGAGAAGTACCTCCATACATACCACCACCTTCTCCTTGTTCCATCATATATCTGTCTGCTTCAGATTGGACATTAGTATCTGTACCTGGAAATACATCTGGCGATACTGTGCCCATCATATTTGTATTAGGAGTATAGCCGCCGACTGTTCCTGCCATAGCAAATTCATCGTCTCCTGAAGCGTAAGGACTCCGAACATTAGAAGTATCTGGATCATAGTAACTTGAAGGCATTTGCATACTTCCTGCATCCATACCTGTTCCAAATAGAGGAGGAGGAGATAATGGAGAAACTCGACCTGTTACTGGATCAATATTTAGTTTAGATGTATCTGCTTGTAAGCCATATTCAGATTGCAAACCCAAACCAGGGTCTCCTAATGAAGTATCACTTACTGTTCCACCACCAAACAAACTTCCAACTCCACCTATAGCTTTTTGTAGTAATCCTTCTTGCCCTTTTCCTCCAAATATTGCACTAGAAAGTGGGTTCGTACCAGCAAGTATTCCAATACCTGCCTTAGCTAGAGCAGCTTTCATTAATTGATCTTGTGCTCTTTGTCTTTCGGTAACATCTTCTTCTCTTTCAAACCTTCTTCGTTCTTCACCACCTCTTTGCACAGCTCTTTCTCTTGTTAAATCCTGCAACGCAATTTGTGCTTGTATAGGATCAATTTCAGCAAGAGTTTTTGCTCTATCAATAGCAATCTGCCTATCTAAAGCAGCCTGTCCTACATCTTCTAATTGAAGACCAGAACCATGCAAACCTCTTCTTGCCAAAGGTTGAGCAGCAGTTCTTATTTTTTCAGGTATTCCAGACTCTAGTTCGCTGACCTGCCTATCTCTCTGTCTTTTTATTGCTCCAGGCAACTGTTTTTGCGATTCCGGTACAGAAGACATCCAGTCTAAATAAGATTTAGACGAATACGGATCAACTCCTGACTGTAGTGCAAGCATAGCTGCCGATTCTAAATTAGCCATAGTTCCCCCTATGCTACTAAGTTATATCTGGGAAGTTCATTCTTCCATACGCCACCCATAGTAGCGTTTTTTACTTCAATTCCTTTAGTTTCTTTAAGTAGAACACCTTCTACCTTATAAAAATTTGGGTCATTCTGATTATGACAACGAACAACCGATAATCCCTTATCCCTTAACTCATCTGCTATCCCCACAATCGCTGTTCGGTACATCATTCCTGTGATATACCAAAGCTGTTGCCCGTTGTGATAACTGATAGGTTGCTTGTTAATCGCTTCTTCATGGTCAAAATCTTTCAATACATATTTATTATCAATGTAGTCATATTGATCTACTCTATATCTTCCATCAGTGAAGGTTTGGTCTAACCCTGTTAAGATAATGGGATTGCAACCCATATAGGCTGCTAACCGAATAGCGTTAGGACCTACCGAACCACTAGTGGGAATACCTATATAGTCTCGGTACATATACCACATATATTTTTTGAACCATGCTTCCTCTGGATCGAAAGCACTGAACCCATATACCTTCCCTTTTGTTTTCCAGAACTTTACCATCTCTGGCAAAACAAAGGTTGCACATATCAATGTAACGTCATCTATGGGAAGGTTCCCTATTCTCTCTGGTTTATATTGACCATCAAAAATATGTACATAGTCTGGTTTAATACCATTCTTCATTAATAGACTCATAGAACTATTGGTACTGATAACCAACCCATCGAAATTCTTTATGTGAGGTATTGTATCTTCAAGGCTAGGTCCTGATCCTGTAATCAATGCAGGTTTGTTTTTATGTGCCATGAACAAGTTAGCAAAGTTTTCTTCTTCGCCTAACAATTTACTTCCATAGTTAGTTGCAGTATTGGATACCCATCTGTGTAACCAACCTTGCATTATCTTTTCGTTCCTAGCTTTTAACTGTTCCTTCTTTAGAAGACCTGCGTTATCCATATACACCTCTAGGGCGGTTAATCGTGATTCTTATCTTTAATTTGATCAACCAAGATACCATGTATCTTTCCTACTTTATCTGCTATAGACCTCTGTCTCATGTCCATACTCTGTACCATTTTCTCATTGGAATCGACACGAACTTCCAATTTCTTTCCCTCTGGCAAAGGATACGCATAGAGTTGCAATACAATGTATAAACCACCTATCAATGCTACTATTGCACTTATGACTACCCCTAAATTAGCCATATCAAAATCCTATTCTATAAATAATAATGCCAGCGATAATACCGACAATAATTGCTATCACACTACATATACATGGAAATTTACATTGACAGTTCATATATTATATCCTTATGGTTTTGGAAAATCGCTTCTTACTTTATTGTAATTCTCCACATACGCATCCCATTTATCGTTTCTATTTAAAATCTCTTTCTCAGTGTACGCTTCTACAAAATCACTCAATACAGGATACGCTTTTTTTCGATTTCTCTTGTATTCCTCGTTAGTATGTTTAGTTTCTAACTCTGTTTGTTTATCTAATATTTGTTGGTTGGTAATGTTATTTGGATTGCCATCTTCCCATGTTAACTCTTCTATTTCTTCCCCTTGCATAGTTATTACTGCATTGGGGTCTAAGGCTAAAACTGCATCAATAATATCTATCATATCTATGCTCCAATTTCCGTTAGAACCAAACTACCTGTACCTCGACTTATCAATTTCGCTGTGCCTGCTGATGTTTTTATTCTCACCGTATAAGTAACTGCTCCAGAAGTATTTGGTGAATCTTCCATAACACCTGAAGTAGGAAAGTGTAAATCAAAATTACCTGTTGCTAATCCTTCTGCGTAATGACCAGAGAAATTATGAATATCTGAAGCACCTCTCTCTAACCCAATGTCAGCCCAGTTACCTCTAGTGCCGCCAAGGTTGAACGTAGCATTGTACTGCACTATAATTACAGAAGAAGACGCAGCAGGGGTGATAGCAAGTGTTAGATTGGTATCGACATATGAAGCTGAGGTCGTGGTAGTAACTGAGTTACTCGTCATGTTCACAACCTGAAGAACCTTTCCACCACCAGCAGCCGCAGCCCATGCAATATCCGTTCCATCAGCCGTTAATACATAATTTGCTGAACCAACTGTCAATGCTGCTGGATCACCAGAAGCATCACCATAAATAATTTTTCCTCGAACTAATCCTGCCATTTTAGCTAACGTAACTGCGTTATCTTGAATATCTGCTGTCTCGATTGTATCATCAGGAAGTATAGGGACAGTGGAGAAAGTAGCAGTTCCACTCACTAACATCGCACCCAATGTTGCAGTTCCACTTATTACTAAACTTGACAATGTAACTGTATTACTTACTTTCAAATCACCAACTGTCGCTGTACCACTGACTACTATTGTTTTCAAGGTAGACGTAGCCGATACGACTAATGTATTCAATGTCGCTGTCGCTGATACAACCAAAGAGTTCATAGTGGCTGTAGCAGAAACAAGTAACGAATTGGTTATCGCTGTTCCACTATTTATAATGTTACCCAACGTAGCAGTTCCACTCACTGTTAAATTAGATAATGTAACAGTATTTGATACCTTTAAATCTCCTACTGTAGCAGTGCCACTTACTACGATTGACTTTAAAGTTGATGTCGCTGACACGACTAAAGTATTTAATGTGGCTGTCGCTGATACAACCATTGTATTGATTGTTGCAGTAGCACTAACAACTAATGAGTTTAATGTAGCGGTAGCAGATATAAGTAACGAACTACCTACCACTGTGCCACTCGCTATAATATTTCCCAATGTAGCAGTACCTGACACCACCAAACTCGGTAGAGTTACTGTATTACTAACCTTCAAGTCTCCTATTGTAGCTGTTCCACTACATACTATAGACTTCAATGTAGCAGTTCCACTGGCAATAATATTACCAAGCGTGGCTGTTCCTGATACCACTAAGTTCGGTATAGTAACTGTGTTGGATACTTTTAAATCTCCGACAGTAGCTGTGCCACTACATACCAGACCACTTATCGTAGCAGTTCCTGATACGACCAATGTACCTAGCGTAGCTAATGCACCCAATGTCGCAGTACCTGACACTTTGAGATTGCCGACAGTAGCACTAGCTATGACAGTCATTTTGCCGATTTCGGCAACTCCGCCACTAGCGGTGATAGTTACTGTAGCAGAACTACCTACAGCAATCGTTTGTGTTGTGGTTCCCAATGTAATAGTGGAAGACAAAGACATAAGCACATTCGTAGAGAATGAAGCTGTAGTCGCTGAGGCAAGATCAAGTTTAGCTGCCTTAATTCCTGCCGAAGAATCTATGTTGTCGTTGTCTATATTCCCATTAACGAGAGTATATAAAGTAGTCTCGTTATCTGTAACTTCGGCTGGTTGAATAACATCACCAGCAGTGTAAGTGTAAGGGCGAGAAACTGTTCCCATAATAACTCCTAACTTGATCCAATAACTAAATAATTAAATGCCACTGTTGCACTTGTTGTGTAAGTGAAAGATGCAGTAGCTTTTGTAACTGTTGCACTTCCTGTTTCTGCTAAGGGAGTGATGTTAATAATATAATCTGCCGACTTTATTTTCGATAACGCTACTCCTGTATTTGAGGTAGCCGAACCCCATTCCATATTTGTATCTAAGAAATGATAGATACCCATAACATTATCGTGTAAAACCCTTGGTGCGAATTGGTCGGTTAAGTCCTGTATAAACAATGGTTTACGAAGTTTTTTAGATGGCATTATTCAAATCTTCTCAATGCAGGTAAGACTTGAAATCTCAATACCCAAGTATCGATTCGCCATGCAGGGTCTTTACTGGAATCAGAAAACTTAATAGAGAGTGCTTCACTTCTATTGGATAAAGATAATCGTTTGATTACCGATATCGCTGCTCCCCATAAGTCTTCTCCCCATTTAGATACTCCCCAATAGGAAGCAAACCCTCCTGTAGTCAAAGCAACAGTATCTGCAGTTATGAAACTACCAGCCCAATTTTCTGCGGTACTGATAGTTACAGTTCCACTAGAAGTCTGACCAACTACAGGAATAATCTCTCTCCATCTTTTAGTTACGTCAGGCATATTCGCATGGAATGGGCCTGTCTGATATCGAGAAGCAATAGCGTTTCCATCATTGGAATCTGCGGAAGAATCCCCATCTGCATCGCCTGTTTCTAACCTACATATATGACCATCATAATCTCCTGCATACAATACTTCCTGATCATCTTCTATAGCGACACCTAAGTAAGCAAAGTTTCTATCATACTTATCTACAGTCCATGCACCTGTAGGTTGATTTGTCTTAGGGTCTGGTGTTCTTAAATCGTAATGGTAATTTAGTACAATGGTATTTTGTGTTTTGTTTTTCTCTGCCACTAAAAAGCTAACTCTGGATTGAGAAGCTATATTGACACCTTGTATATCGTCAAACTTTGATAAATCAATATTAAAGAAATCACTTGTATTAGCGAGAGGTCTTTCTATTCTGTTGGATATAATGCGTGTATTAACTCCATCAAACTCATAGAAGTTCTCTCTCCAAGGCCAGACTATTAAGTTTCTATTCGCTACGTTGACTATACTTCTTTGATTCGTAGCCCCTACAGAAAGCCTAACTGCATCCATTCGGATATCATCCCTATCGTGGCCTGATACACGATACATTCTATCTGTGGTAAAGATAAATAAGTCATCATATAACGTAGTCGCTCCCACAGTTTGTCTATCTGTAGGAAATCGATCAGAATTTCTCCACTGTGTAGAATCACCCTGATGTGATATTTCAAAGTTACTTCCCCTCGCTGGTATCTTTAAAGCAACAGCGTGTCTGTTCCAGTCACTTACCACTTCTGCCAAAGGTGCAGTCGCTGTGTTTAAATCAGTACAGGCGGTAGCGGAACCATCCCATTGTAATATGTTAGAGCCACCATCAGACGCAATCATTAATATATCGTTAGATACAGCGAATGTTACATCTCCACCAGACCAAGTTCCTGAAGGAGTAATGGAAGTGAATGTATTTGTTCCAGCATCTTTTTTATATATCTTGTTTGCAACGCTACCACTATTCACACATACAATTAAGTCTGAGTTTCCAGTAAAACGAAGATAATTAAAAACCCCAGTAATAGTTCCAGAACCGACAAGGCTAGCTGTATTAACAACGTAGTATCCTTTTCTCTTTCGTATCCCACCTGTAGGTATTAACCTTACATTATGAATATCTAACGCTTCACGTTCTTTCACAGACGTTATCTGTGTGGAATCATTGATACCACCAACATTCTTTCCGAACTCCACTCTTTGCATTTGGATTTTGTTAGCCATAAACATATCCCTTTATTTCTTTGCACCCTTCAACTACTTGTTCAAAGGTGTCGTAATCAATCGCTTGTTCTGCATCGGAAACAGACTCATCAGGGTTAGGGTGCACTTCACATAACACTCCATCAGCCCCTGCTGCCACTCCTGCTCTCGCAAGTCTGGGAACTAACTTCCTGTCTCCACTGCCATGAGAAGGATCAGCTACTATTTTCAATGCAGTATATTCTTTTATCATCGCAATAAACGAAGCAGAGAAACTCCACCTACAATGGTCTTCAAAGCTAACTATTCCTCTCTCACATATTGCTACATCTTCTGCTCCATGTTGAAGCAAATACTCTATAGCTCCAAGCGTTTCATCGACTGTCATCCATGAACCACGCTTTAATAATACTTTCTT